TTGCCTTTTTCGCAGAGGCGGTTTTGACAGTGATTGCGATACCGTTAGACAAGAACCGTATCTGGTAAAGCTCTTTGAAGTTTATTCTCTTGTCGCGCTTGACAAGCACCTCTTTTTTAAGACCTCCCACAGCTCTTACCTTAATTTTGTTTATCGAGACTTTTTTACCGTAGCTCATTTTCTTCTCCTTTATGTTAGATTAGAGATTTGATTAGCGTTTGCCCTTTATTCAAAGAACAGTTGATTGATTGTGATAGCGTCCAGGAAGCCGTCAGAGACGATTTTAGCGCGTCTGTTGATTTCCTGGAGGATTTGTCGCATTTCTATTTTCAAAGCCGTAGGAGCGCTCACAAAGCTGTTGTAGCCCTCATTCTCAAGCTCATCACGTATAATGTCGATGAGTTCAAACAGCTCCTCCTGCGTTAATTCGGTTATAGAGTGATTGTTGTAGTAATTGTTCATTACCTTTGCCCCTTTCAGGTATTAAAATGGTTATGTTATAAGTATAATCTAATTGTGCTTATGTTGTCAATACCAATTTTTAGCAATTCTCCTTTTTTAGCTCATCAAGTTTGATATTCTTCTTAGCTTTCCAGGCAGCAGCCAGTTCTTCGGGCGTTTTGCTGTGGTATGCATAACCAGCGTCTTTGATTTCAAGGTCTCTCGCGTTATATTCCACGCCGTCGATTGTCATAGTCTCGCCGCCAGCCAGTAATACAGATTCCAGGCGGTTCTTTTCGTCATAACCGATGGTCTTGATTAGCTTTTCATTGTGATAGATTTCGTATTTCTCTACAAACATTTTTAAGTTCTCCGTAGGTTAATTATTAGCTTATTTATTAGTTGGGTTAGCACTCGACTTCAACGCCGTGCAAAGCACTCAGAACTTTCTCAAAATCCATCACCAAAACACGTTGCACGCGAGGGTGATTTTTCAAGTAATCATACGCCATACGCTCTTGATATGTAAGTTTCCAGAGTTTCGTATAGCCCTCCTCCACCAACATAAAGTCCATACGAGTATACTCTTTAGTAAAAATTGGCGTAGAGCGTCGTTTGGTGTAGCGACCAGAGCCAGTAGTCCACTCAGAAGCAGTTTTGATGTAACCACTCTGGGCAAATTCACGGATATTGTCAATGTCGCGTTTAGCGATTTTTTTAGTCGTTGTCATTTCGTTTATCCTCCGTATGAGTTTAAGTTTTATATGTAACCGAATGGTTATGTTATTAGTATACATAACCGTGCTTACGTTGTCAACGGTTTTATGCTTATTTTTCTAGTTTTTTCTATATTTTTTAATCTACCCCAGTTAGGGTTGTGGAAAACTCTCATAAAAAAAGAGACCCTCACCAGAAAAGGGTCTCGTCGCGGAGTTTTCGGAAGCTACCGCTAGAAAGTAGCCACCGTCTTTATTTTAGCTAGTTTCGTATGACTTGTCCAGGAAATATTAGTCCGCGGTTGGCTATTCCGTTTCTATTAGCCAATCCCTGGGCATATCCTGAGTTGCCGTATAAGCCGTTTACAGAGCGATACCAGCCATTCTTGAGTGCAATACCACCAAGAGTGTCCCCGCGCTTCACAACGTATGCTGATGAGCTTACAGAGGGTGCTACGGGTGTTTGGATACGTGGGTAAGTACTTGCTACACGTGAGTTGACGGCTGCTTGCACTTCTGCTGGGTTGTAGCCTGCTGCCTGCAACCGTGCTACGCGGTCATTGCCGCTGCCGTACACGCCCCTTAAAACGTCTGCCACAACTTGGTCATTCACTGGTTTTGAGTTGTTTGCTTGTGGGGCTGGTGCGCTCGGAGCGCTATTATTACTTGCCCAGATATTCGGTCGGTAGTAGCCGATTATTGAGTTGCGGTAGCCGCCTAAGTCCATCAGATTAAACGCGTTACCGACGTAGATATTGCCTGAGCCTTGGTTCTGTCCGAAAAACTTGCCTTGGTAGTACATAGCAACGTGTCCGTACGTTCCGCCGCCGAAAATTGCCCAGTCGCCATCTTTCATACCAGCTTGCCCGCCGTGCCAGGTAAAGCCGAGTGCTTGGATTTCGCCGACTTGATTTGCGTAGCCACTCGCTCCACCAGTCCTAGTTGCTACGACACGCCCGCTCAAGCTGAACATAAACTGTTTGAAACCTGCCACACACTGTAGACCGTAACCCTCGTTAAAGCCTCTGCCGTTCATGGCGTTCACGAACGCCGCGGGACTGGACAAGTCGGTCTTGTAGTACACACCAGAACCCATCTGCGCTAATTCCTTATCTACAGGGTCGCAGCCTGAACCTTTATCCTGTGGTACGTCTAGCCCAAGCATGCCAGCAATCGCCGTCTCACGCTTTTTGGCTAGCTCACACAAGGCTTTTTCGGTAGACTTTGAGTATTTCGCCTTTGAGCCGTCAAGGGTGATACTGCCGTCCTCTGAGGGCTTGCCTATGATTAAAAATACAGATGATATGATGATGACGCTTGCAACTATCAACACATCTAGCCGATTGATAACCATTTCTTTTAATCTAGAAGCTAATTTCTTCATGATTAAGCCTCCGTCTTGTCAGTTTCTTTTGCCTGTTTCTTGTCTTGGGCGTTCTTCTGGTTGGTAACACCAAGGAAGTAAACGTTCACACCACCAGCGACCAACAGAGCCGTTGCCGTCAATTGTTTTGCGATTGCCTGGAAGCCCCAGATATCACCCAAACCTTGAACGATAAAAGCCCCGAACGCTAACAGACCCACTGCCATTGACAGTTTGCGAGTTGTCTTTTTTTCTAGTTCCATTTTTGTTCTCCTTTTGTTTTCTTTTTATTATGGTCTAAAAAACTTATCAAGTCCATAGCTTGACAGCACCATCATGACTAAGCCGATTACTACCACCGCGGTAACATTTTTGTAAATCCGCTTTTCTGTCCCCTCGATGGTGTCCAACCTGTCCTCGTGGTCGTTGATTTTACTATTTAGAAACTCATGTTCTTTAGCGTGTAGTTCCACATAAGCCTGTAAAGACTGAGGTGTTACCATCTGCATTTCTGCGATTGCTTTCTCTAATTTCGTCATTCTCTGAGCTAAGCTCAAAAGCCCCTCCGAAAGTACTGCCACTTTCTTGTCAATTTCATGAAGCAGCTCTGTATTTGTCTGTTTTGCCATTTTGCCCTCTTTTTCTTTTTGTTTCTCTTTCTTTATCTTACTCCATCTCCGCGATTAAGCGCATAGAGAACCTACTCTGTGTTGCCAGTCCTCCATAGTTTCGGTTTTCTGAACAGTGCGCGCGCACGTCTATTATGTCTCCCTTTTTAAGCTTTACATCAAATGTGTGAGACAAGCGAACCAGGGTAAGTGCATTGCTACTTCCAGCGAAACGGCTCATTTCCTCTAGCATTGCTCCATTCTTGTAAACCATAGCTGTCGATGTAGCAGCAGCATTATAGCCTGCCGACGTTATTGCCACTTTGGCAGAGATAGTATAGATACCGTCTTGGGGGACAACTGCTTGATGGCTTGAGGTGTTAAACATGCCGACGGTGTCGTACTCCGTCTTGTTGTAGTTAACGATATAAACACCTCCGCCTTGAAGATTATCCCAAGCAGATGTGGTGGCTGCGAACATAGGAAACTTGGTTGTGTTGATTGCTGACGGGGTAACAGCCCCAACTGCCAATTTATCGCTGTGGATAGACTTATCTGCCAAGTATTCCGCATTAAGAGGAAAGCCTACCAACTTTCTCATGTCTATAATCATTGGCTGGGCAAGCGATGTAGCGTTAGCACCCACACGAACCCGACCAAGAATGATATAAGGGTTAGTAGCACCTACTCCAGACTGAATGACTGAAGCGGGCGGGTCTTGAGGCGAAGCAGCTGGTGTTCCAGCAATCTCTTTAATCTTGAAAATGCCGTTAATGTTATCTACCACTGCAGTCGTTGGCGTTACGCTTTTATCGATGTAGCCGACAATCAATGAGTTCCGTGGTAGAGACGGTGAGGCTGCCGCCAAAGTTATAGTCTCATCTGCGTCTGCCTGTATCATATGTCCGTAGCCAAGCCCAGTGTCGATATTGCCTGTGCCAGCTTTTACGACCACTTTAAGCCCCGTTCCACCAGAGACTGTAACATTTAACCCATTCGCCACCGAAGTGCCGTACATGGCGTTTATAAAGGCTGAGAGGGCTGCTTGCGAGTGTCTACCCCCGTTCATATTGAATACTTTTCGTGTCATTTTTGTTCTCCTTTTCTTTTCTCTATCATATCAGCGTCAAGCTGCCCTTTCCAGTAGATAACGCGTAAAACTTTATTCTGTGCGTCGTTTGCTTATCCCCTGCTGACAGTGTAAGTTTCACGGCGAAATCTTGATAGTCTTGCGAGGTTGACGGCTTTCTAAGTATGAGAATACCTGGTACTGGCGGGTACTGCGATGAGGTCTTGACTTCGTGATTTTCAGCGATTTTGAAACAGGCTGGCTGCTTTCCGTCTCGCGTTTTCTCTGGGGTAAATCTGGCAGTGTAGTTGTACTCTTGTCCAAACGCGCCAGGTGGCAAGGTGATTTCTACGTCCCACACTTTCATGGTTTGCGACTTGAACGTTTTTACGGCGTCTGAGCCTACAATCTGATTACCCTTTAGCTCGTTAAAATCCATCTCAAGCTCTTTGATGATGGATATCAAGTCATTATCTTCGTTTAATCTGCTCATCTTTCAATACCTCTCTGCCCAGATTGTAACAGGGGCGTTAGCCGTTACGGTGGCTCTAATGTTAAACGTATAACCTGTCGCTGGATTGCCGAAAACAGGAACGAACCAAGCCATGAAGTCCGCACCGTACCTAGTCGGGTCTAATGGGAATGAAAACGGATATGTATCTACCTCTGTAGCTCGGTCAATTTCAATCGCTATGTCTGCCACTAGGTCTATCCCCTCTGATTGAACGTAAAATATGGCAGCTCCCCATTTGCTACCAGGGATTTGTCCATTCTTGTCGCACGTAACAGAGATATCCCAAGGCTTATCCGACCTCTGAGGGTACGTCATAATCTGGTTTGAGCCTATGAACTGTCGGTTCTTCAGCTCGTCCCTTTCTCTTAGTAAAACGCGTAGACGTTCTATCAAACTGTTGTCGTTTCTGTAAATCATCTTCCCCTCCTAAAAATTACGGTAGCTTTTTACCATCATCCTCAGCGAACCTTTATCTGTACTCCTTACAAAGAACCGAAACTTCAAGCTTATACCTTGTCCTGGAGGTGTCTTCCAGTAAAACGACGATTTCCACCTGTATACTGGTTTCTGTAAAGAGTAGTTGGTCAAGTCGTTTTGGTAGTTTATTTTACTGTTAGCCAGCAGGGAAGCCTCGCCAGCAGAAGCAATCATACAAATCCCGAAGCTCGGGTTGTAAGCTGGCTGTAGCCTTGCAGAGTTGTTCAGCAGGGCGTCCAGATATGGAATTACTATAGGATTGTTTTGATTGAGCGGGCGGAACTCGCAAGTAACGTCTATGTTGTTTAGAAAGCCAACCGCTGTCGCTGGCAGATTGACAGTATCAGTGGTGGTTACCACTCCGTTAAAATCTGTGTACTCAAAGAATTGCCAATCTGTATCTTTTGGGTTTAGATACGTTTTTACCCCTGATTTGTTAGAGGTTGGCTGAGGCGTTATTTTGAGGTCTATCAATTTAGCCTCCAGGGCAGCAATCCGTCTCTGCAAGTGCATTTCTTGCATGTCGTTCAATCTGTTCACTACCCCTCCTCTTGCTGAGCTATGATGTCGTCGATGTTGATGTCGTCGAAAGTGATGTCGACTGTCTCTGCGTCGTTATCATCGACTGAACACTCAATCTTTTCAATCCTGTAATAGCCCTTAATGTGAGATAGAGATTTGAAACCTCCTAACTCTGCATAAATAGTGTCGCCTATCCCTACGTCATTGAGGTCTAATATTCCATCATGGACTGTGAATGATGGAAGCTCTCGCGGGTCTTTCACGGCTTGAAGCACGCCATTCACGTGTTCTTGTAAGGTGGACAGTCTCTCCACTGAGTTATACGTAACGACTTTCTCTCGACGATAGAACTGCTGCATAGAGTGATAATCGCGTGAGAACGCTTGTACAGCGTCGTCTCCGTTCCCTGAACCGAAACCTTGGATGAAGTTGAAAAGCGTGTCTCCGCGTCTCTCAAAGGCAAATGAGTCTACGTTTTCTGGGTACACCAAGCGAATATCTGGTCGGTAATTCCCCAAAGCCTCGTATGAATGAAAAGTCTTGTCCGCGTCGAACTTAATATCAGGTCCTTTAATCACGTTGGTCATTTGCTGGATAAAGTCTTTAACGTTCTTCTTCGTGAAGTGTCGGTCGCGCTTCATTCCTTGAGCTATGTTTCCCTTTTTAATCCCGAAGTTGCTCCCAGTTTTAGCTTGCACTTGCTCAATCACGCCCCACAGGATATCACCCTGCCAAGTATTGTCGTAGTCAATCGTTAGATACTGGTCTTTAAGGTAGTTCAAGTAACCTGTACAAGAGACTGTCAATTTTACGGAAGCCCCGTTTGGTGAGTAACCAAACTTGATGATATTAGCTCCAAATAGATACTTTCCCTCTCGCTTTACTCTAATATCGGTGGACAGAATGTCCATAAATGAAAACGGATTGTCTATCACGCCAATCTTCTCTATGTATTCCTCATACTCTGCTAAGTCTATATCGAACTCTAGGACTTCGTGGGCGTTTCTCTGCATAACCCACTTCACGTTAGAACACAGATGACGGATATCTCCCAATAAGATACCGTTCTTACTCCATACTTCAATTTCATATCTTCTCATCTAAATACCTAAGAACCCTGACTGGTATCGAACCTCAGCTTTTGTATTCTCTGAACCTATATCGCTTTGCACTTCCATTATGTTCATTCCTGGGATAAGTCCGAAAAAGGTCGAACCCTCGTACTGCAGTGCATAGATGTTCAATCCGTTGTGGGTGATGGTCTTATTCCTCATATCGATTATCAGCTTGTCGCCATCTAATACGGTAACCATCACCTGCATAAACTTGTTCGTGGTGCGGTTGATTATCTTGGGGTTAGTCGCTGGGGTAGTAATAGTGATAATCGGGTAGACGGTTTCGTTTCCCGAGTTGGTTACGACAGACGGCTCGCTACCCGCTGAGATATCAAATGGAATGTCAAATGGAATATCGAAGCCTCCGTCTATTGTCTTGCTGATGATGGCTAATAGTTCTCCAGATGAATTGTCATAGAATAGAGGGTCTTCGGACAGTAAGTCAATCTTCCACTTGGCTATGTTTAATTCTCGTTGAATAGGCATTTGGTTAGCCATGACGAATACTTCAGTGGCGAACTCCATACCAGCATAAGTTACAATCCGAAGCTTCAGTTTTTTCCTCTGTAACACACTCACAAGCTCTCTGCGCTTGTTTTCTACGTCAATCGGCTCTCCACCAAAGATACGACCCTGGAAGCTGATATAGCGCCCCTCATACAACTGTCGAGACACCCACGAACCATCTCTACCCTGATTTACGCCAGTAGCTGAACGGATATTCGGCAATCCTGACACGCCCTCGATTGGCTCATCCAGATACATGAGGTTCTCTGCGTTGTTTAGTTCAAAATCGTCTAAATATACTCTCATCTTTCCCTCCTTATGCTTGGCTCACTAAGTACCCAATTCTCGACGCCAGTTGATACGCGTCTGTGTCTTTATAAATCTTAGCGTCAATGTTGATGTTGATGTTGCCTCTCTCTCGATTTTCTTTCAGGTAGTTTTCAGTCCTCTGTGCTGGCATAACCTTAGAACCTCTTGGCAGAGTAACCATCTCAGGTCCGTTCTCACCGACCAGATATCTACCACCCTCAGCATGCTCTGTACCAGCAGCCAACTTCTTGAACCGCACCTCTGGCACTTTCGGAATGTGAACGCCAGGAATGTGGTTGATAATGTTGGCAGCACCGTTAATCAAGCCGATAAATCCGTTGATAGAGTCCTCAGCTTTCTTAATCAGCCAGTTGATAGCAGTCTTTACCGTATTTGAGATAGCCTCTCCCACCATTCTTCCGATGTCTTTGAACTTAGAGACAATCGTATTCCATAGGTTGCCGAAGAACTCTCCTACAGGAGCAAATATCCTTTTAATATTGTCCCAGGCTTCTCTGAACCTATCACTGAACCACTGCCCAACGGACTGGAATACACCGACTATCTTATTCCAAACGTCCCTAAAGAACCCAGCAACTTGATTCCAGGTATCGCATATAGCAGTCCACGCTTCTCTAAATCTGTCTCCGAACCACTGTCCGACTACCGTAAAGATGTCTACAATGCCCTGCCACAGACCTTGGAAGAACTCGACTGCTGCTTTCCATATATTCACAACAGTACTCCACGCTATCCAGAACATGTCTGAGAAGAACTGAACCACAGGGCTAAAGATGTCTACGATGACTTGCCACACTGCCTTGAAGAAATCGCTGAACCATTTAGCTATGCCATTGAAGAACGCGCTTATTTCGTTCCACTTCATGATGATGAAGCCAAGCAAAAGAGAGAATGGCCAGAATATCACGGCTAATACCGTAAGTCCCCACTCTTTAATCCAAGCTACAACCGCATTGAATACGTCCTTGACGCCGTTCCAGACGTCGCTGAACCATTTACTAATCCCTTTCCACAAATCCTTAAAGAACTTGACTGTGTTGTCCCAGGAATCCTTGAACCACTTTGCAAAGTCGTCCACGCCCTTTTTAATTCCGTCCCAAACGCCTATGAAGAAGTTTCTGAAGCCCTCCACGTTGTTCCACAACCAAATAAACCCAGCAACTAAAGCTGTAACGGCGATGATTGTTGCGCCTATTGGATTAGTAGCAAAGGCAATCCCTAGCTTTACCACCTGGATTGTCGCCTTTTTAACCGCTCCAGCTATCACACCGAATGCAGTACCGATTTTGGCAGAGACGACCCCCTGAGAAGCGCCTGTAATGCCCTCCATGCCTAACTTAAAGCCCTGTGCTGCTGTCTGACAAGTCAAGAATGCTCCGTGCAAGCCTTTCACAACGCCTGTAACGACGTTTATCACCTTAAGACCCAATGCTGCCACCTTTAACGCCACAAACGCCCCAGCGGCGATTTTAGCGGCTAACACGACCTTATCGAAGTTCTCGCTTAACCATTTAAGAGCGTCAAGTATTTTAGGTATGACTTCCTCTGCCAGTTTCGCCAACTGGTCGCCCAAGTCTTTCATCGCCTGTTTCATCTCGGGCTTGCCCATCTCTTTGGTTAAGTCGCGGATTAAGTTCATCAATCTGTCGCCCGCCCCGCCAGCAATGAACTTGTTGGTATCAGCGTCCACACCCAAAATCTGCATACCTAGGTTACGAAAAGCAGACTGCACACGGATTAAAGCACCGTCGATGGTGTTAGCTCGTCCCTCCAAGAGACTATCTGGCAAGGCTTTGTCTAGGGCTTTGAACAGATTATCAGCGGTTATCTTAGTACCGCGCAATGACTTATCTAATCCGATACCTCGCTCAATAAGCATGTCGAACGTCGTGGCGTCGAGGCTTCCTGTGGCTGCCACACGTCCTAGGATTGACGCCAGCTCCTGGAACGTCGTTTTGCCCAGGGACACACCCTTGGACAGGATTTTCACCTTATCGACTAAGGTATTGGTCTCTTGACCGTACATCTTAAGAGTAGAAGCAGCAGCAAATAAGTCCGAACGGTTAAACAGCACACCAGTGTCGCTTCTCGCGTACTTCACTAAATCTTGCAAGACCTTATTGACGGCGTTTCCGTCTTTCTCATAAGCTTTCAGGGCGTACGAGGCGTTCTCCACGTTCCTCACCTGCTCAAACGCTGCTTTGCCCATCGCTAAGAACCCAGCAGAGCCTGTGATAGCCACTCCTGCCACGGTCTTTAAGAATGAACCGACCCTTGACGCTGCGTTGTCCAGCCCAGAAGACATTCTTGATAACCCAGACTGGGTGTTAGTCAGGAAGTCTCTAAACGACTTGTGGGCGTTTCCCGCTGCTGTCTGTTGACGCTTAAAACTCGCCTCCACCTCGTTAGTGGCTGATTTAGAGGCAGCCGCCAACTTGGCAAACACTTCTGAGGCACTGTCGTGTGCTGAGATGATGATTTTAACGCTGTTGTTACTTGCCATTTTGGTTTTGCCTTTGTTCTATTTTTGTTCTGTTTTTACTGCTGTTTCTGTTCAGCTCTCTTTTGTTCTAGTTTATCACGCTCATCTTGCAGCTTCCAGATATATAAAGCCCGCTCCACTTCCTCATATGGTTCTTCTAAATACTCCTGATACGACAATCCAAGGCGTTCTCGATAGATTACGCCCTGGATTTCTTGTGCAAACTCTTGAGGGATTTGAACGCCTCTTAGGATAGCGCTCCTGTAACGGCTGCGACGCTCATTGGCTCTAGCGCGCCGTTCTGAGCCGTCGCTGAAGCTTTTGGGTCAAAGTCTTTTCCTACTAAGACAGAGAAAATCTCGGTAACGACTACGAATGGCAGCTCATCGATATCTTCCACCTGCATGTCTACCAGTTCCTTGCCAGTCTCGGTCTCGATATAGACCTTTCCTCGCACAAACTTCTTTTTCGCCCATTCTAGCGTTTGAGCGGATAACTGAGCTTTGTCTGCCTCATCAATGTTTGAGTTGGCGAACTCTGCCATGTCTTTGGTCAACATTGGTGAGACGATGACGTAAGCTCCGTCCCAACCGTCAATCAGTTTACCGATATCTACTTTCTTGTTAAGTGCTAAACGTCCCATATTCCTCCTTATTTCTTATTTAAGCGTTGTAGTTTGCTTTGGTGTTGGTCAAAACTGCCTCAATAGCCTTGCCCTTGGTTGCGTCTAGTTCGATACTGAACGATAACGTCTGCTCAATGACTGCGTCTAAGTCGTTTGATGTACTCCATTCACTCACACGAACTTTTGGCGCTTTAATCTTCAAGCCTGGGTGCGATTTCGTACCAATCTGCACTTGCTTGTTCTCGATATTTACTTCCATAGCTTGAGCGGTGTTGTTGTAGTACTTATTCTCCCAATCCTGGTTCGTGTAAATCAGTACCATTTCGCCTGTAAGCTCGTATGCTCCTGTGTGGATGTCTGTAATGTCGATAGAGTCGTTGCATGCTAGATACGTGGTTGCGTTGCGGTTCAGCGTCATTTTGAAGCTCTTACATGCCACTGGAGCTGCCGTTGCCAGTCCTGCCTCGTCGTTTGCCATCTTCACTGATAAGTTACGGCTGGTGAACTCGTTTTCCTCAATAAAGGCTACGGTGTTTGAAGTGTCCGTTCCCATCTTTGCCAAGATGTCGCAGTTTACTTTCACCCAGTCGCCAGCTTCCACGGACAGTTCCATCTGGCTAAGAGTACCAAGAGCGTGGCGTCGGTCTGAGTTCGGGTCTTTACGTGCAATAGTCATAGTTGGCGGCGTTTGCAACTGGTTAATCGTGAATGAGTGTTCATACACGCCAGTGTCGCCTGTCTTAGTCTTTGATTCTACCGTACCGAAAATGTTAGACAATAAATAACCAACTCCGATGTCCGTTACTTTACCCTCTAGCTGTCCCTCTGCCCACTGAGACACGATTGCTGAGTCGTTAATCTTCTCGACGCGCCCCATCGCACTTTCGTTTTGAATAGCCGTGGTTTTGCGACCAAAGCTGAGGGATAAATGCCTAAACCAGTAGCTCGGTGCTACCGCTGTTCCTCGGGTGGTTTCAGTTCCTACTCCGACTGATACTCGCCTACCAATAAACTCTGCCATTACTTGTTCTCCTTTTGTTCGTTTTTATCTTCTTGAATTGCTTGCTCTAAGCTTTCTGCTTCCACTACTTTGCCACTCTCTGGCATAAAGTATTTCCTCTTAGGTGTGATGACTTCTTGTGGGATATCTTTCTTTTTCTTTTCGTCCATGTTTTTCTCTTTCCTTTTCTTTATTCTTATCTTACTACACTTTGCGGGAATATTTAACAGTTACGGTCATTCTGAATATCAGGTTAATGCCGTTGTTCATCTCTAATAACTCGTAGCCTCCGTACGTTACCTGTGTCTGTAAGACATTCACCAGGTTCTCCCAATCGTACTCTTGTAGCTTGTCCATAATGAGGTCTTGCAAGTCATACATGGTGTTATACGCTTCTTCCTCGCTCTCTGGAGTTTCTGTCATTTCTATGTGGGTTAAGAGGGTGAACTTCGCCATTCTCTCGTCGCTACGGTTAGTCTCGGTCTCGTTGTCCACGTCGTCTGGTAAGACACGGATTGACGGATAAGCCTCGAACACTTGGAAGCTTGAGCCTGCCACCTCCTGGATTTCTGTTCCATTCTCTGTTGGCTTGAGGGTTTTCAAGGCTCGTATGAGTGAGTTCTTGATATCTTTGGTTATGAACTGCATGATTTTCTCTCTCCTTTCACAATATCTTCTCTATAATCCTGTTCATTCCACGGTTAAAGTCGTCTAGTACTTCGCCGTCTACGTCTAATAACGTTCTCTTAAGGTACGGGTGAGGTCTCGTTCCCTTTTTCGCAATCGCTCTCTGCATTGCGTAGGGATTGATACCTTTCATTCTTGACCATTGATACAGGGGCGTTCCTCTCTTTACGGACACCCAGTGCGGTCTCGTTCCGTATTCATGTGGGGCTGCGTGCTTTGCTGCTGGATAGACTGAAACGGTTAAAAAGTTCTCGAATGAGTACCTGATTGACTTCCTAAGCTCTCCCGACACGCCTACATTCACTCTTCTACGCATAATTCCCTGGGTTTGGATACCAGCACGCTCCAACATTGAGTGTGTTCCCTGCTTGATAGTGTCTGGGGCGCGTTTTAAGGCTGTCTGAAAGGCTGTATCGTCAATCTTGACATGCATATCATTTTCCCTCTGTGGACGTACAGGCAAGCTCTAAATGGCTCACAGGTGGCTGATTGATATACCGCTTAATTCCCTGCACGTACATGGTCATGCCTATCACTTCCAACTTGTCGCCCGACTTCACGTTTGAGTTCACATCGCAGTACACCGTATAAGCTTGTCCTATGTCGTATCCGTTCGCCACGGCGTCTTTGTCAGACATTGGCTGAGCTAAGCATTTAATCACACTCACAGGATTATCTCCGTACTTTCTCGATATTCCCGTTCCCACCTGGGTCTTTCTAAAGACTTTGGCGCTGTGGTTCAGCAACAACATCACACTCTCCTTAAACGATACGCGTTCAGTATCATCGCCACGCTTCCCTGCTCGCCCACACCAGAGCCGCTCTGAGCGCCGCTAGATGTATTCCCTGTACCAGAACCGTATGTGATGGAATAACCGCCTGTGGAGGCGCTAGAAATGGTCTTAGAGCCATTCTTATTACTCAGGTTGTCCTCAATCATCTGAGAAGCTGCTAACAACACGTCCGTCGGCACTTCTCCGTCGTCATACTGTGTTGTATACTTCACTTTCACTTGGTCATAGTCTCCACGGTCGCCCTTAAATGACGTCCCCGTTCTGCTTAGCACAATCCGTCCCTGAGAGTTCCAGCTAAACTCTTTTAATTTCGTCCCTCGTACTTCCACGTATTCTATCGACTTAATGTCCACATGAGGTAAGAACACCACAGGGTCATAGTCTAATACAGCTTCAAAAGTCTTCTTGTCTCCGAACACCCGTCCAGTATAGCCCTCAATCCATCTATTTACTGCCTCCACGTGCAACTGCATACGTTTTTTCTCTTCCGCAGAGAATGTTTTTCCAGTGATTTGCTCTAACTTCTCTACCGTGATTGCTCCCATATGTCATTACCACCTTTCCTGGGTTACTTTTCCTCTGATTATAGCAGTTTCCACCCACACAAAAAACTGCCCGCAATGGACAGTTTTCTGCTCGGTGAGTTTTCACGCTACTTCTTTTCTGCTGCTTTCTCTTCAGCTTTCACCTCGACATACGGTGTAGTGATATCGCGTGCTTCAGCTGCTTCATCGACGCGTGCTTTCTCACCACCGTCCAGCTTCACCACATCGCCCTTACAGTATGGGTAGATATCGACATTGAACTTTACCAACATAGTTCTCTCCTCTCTTACCTTACTACTTGCCTACTATTTAACCTTGGTCAACTTAGCAAAGGCTTCGCTCATGATTGGTAAACCAGCCACTCGCTTGAAGATAACCAGAGACATCTTGTCGCTCTCAAGGTCTGTGCCAGTCGTACCAAACTTGATACGGGTAGCTTCACGGTCGCCGATGAGGTAGTTCTTAAAGTCGCCGAACCACACCTCGGTTTCGTTAGTACCAGTACCCAAGTTCTCTGGGATTTCAGAGACTTCGTACACTGGACGTCCTAACAGAGTAGCAGGCGTACCCTCGGTCAAGCTTGGCAAGTAGATTGGGCGACCCGTGTTGTCTTTCAAGGTCATAATCAATCCAAGTGCCTTAGTACTTACCACGAAGACTGAGTTTGCACGGTAAGCTGCGTTCACTTTCAAGGTCAACTTGACTAAGTCGTCCCAAGCAAGCGCTGCGCCAGCCTGTGCCAGTTCAGCAGGGGTAATCTTTGAGCTACGGAAGCCAAACGGCTTGTTCGTACCATCACCACCAACGAATGCTGCGTTCTCATTGATTGCCAAGCTCAATGCAAAACGGTCTGCCACAAAGCTCTGGAGGCTCGGAGTAGTAGCTGTGTCAACCAAGCTCTCGTGGGTAAACTTACCAAAGCCACCCAGTTTGTGAGCTTTCATCTTAGCAATGTCAAAGGTCTGCTTGCTCTCCGTCGGGGCAACACCTTCACCTACCCAGTAAGTAGTCGGCAACGTACCCTCCAGTGGCAAGGTCAGGTCTGCTGGCATGTTTGACAGAACCGTCGCGATTTGGCGGATAGGGCTTAATACACGGAGCTTCTCACGGATTTGCGTGTCCAAAGTTGTAGGGACAAGATATCCACCGTCTGCGTCAGTGCCAACGCTCTGTCCTTTAGCTTTGTAGTCTTTCTCGAACTCTTCGTTCAAAGCTTTCAGTTCCGCAATGTCTTTGTTTGCCAAAGCCTTGTAGAAACGGCTGTTCAAGTCTTTCTCGCGGTCTGCTTCTTTCTTCTCTTCGTTGTCTTTACCAACGACTGCGTTTTTTGCTGCGGCAGCTGCTGCTTCTTTAGCTTTCTTGGCTGCCAGCTCTTTAATAGTCATTCCCATTGTCTTTTCCTTTCTTTCTGTTTTCCTATTTTTCTTGCTCTTCCTTGAGGGCTTTTTCAAACTCTTTCGCAAACTCTTCCTCTTGCTCTGGAGTTAGCTCGGTGTCCTCGTCTACCTCATCAGCACCAGAGTGGTCGTTCTCGCCCTCTTTAGCTGTTTCAGCTTCTGATTTCGCCTGCTTTTCGCCGTCTTGGTTTTCGTTATTATCGCTTTCACTGTCGCTGTCTTCGTTATCTTCTGCACCGACCTTGTCAGCGATTGCGTTTAACTTCTCGATTACTGGGGCAAACGCCTCATTGAATGCTGTGCTTATTGCCTCTGCAACTTTCTGTATGTCTTCGTCGCTCATTGTTTTTGTGTTCCTTTCTTGTTCTTCTTTATTTTTATCACTATCTAACTCTTCTTGCAACAGTTGCGCCTCTTTGTTCATAGAATCAATCATGAAGCGTGCGTCTTTCCGTGAAATAGTACCCTCCTTGAACGCTAACGCCACTGCTCGCGGATTGGCAGGGATAGGCACGATGGAGAACTCCAAGAGTTCGTTGTCTGCCAGAACGTCTTTCTTGTCCTCACTCGTCTTAAAGGTCTTAGGAATGAACCCCACAGACACGGTACGGAGAATACCAGCTTTAATCTGGTTAAACACCATATCGGCTTTCGGGTTTAGTCCCTCTTCGCTGAACTTCACGGTAGACTTGGTGCGCGTTACGTCATCGTCGCCTTTCTCGGTCTCTAGTCCTAATGACGTTCCTAGGACGTTCTCTGGCTCTTCGGGATTATGTCCCCAGAGGACTATAGGATTATTCTCGTAGTTACCTGTGTCCCAGCTCTGCTCGACTATCTCGTCCATACGGTCAACTTGGTCGTCAGAGATGATGAACTGAGCCGTTCGCTCTTTCTCGTTCACAGACACTGATTTAGAGGTGAATAGTTTGGTGATTTTCTTCATATTTGTTTCCGTTCGTTTTTTGTTCTTTTTCTTTCTTTTCTTACGTTTATCTTACTACAAATCTTTCATGACTGGTAGTAGCACACAGCGACACCTCACATGTAGAGGTTGGTGGGCAATATCTTCATAGCTAAAGTTCAGCACGGCGTCGCTCTTGTTCTCTCTCGGTATCACCATGCTGTCTCCCTTGTTATAGAAGTTGTCGTCGATTGAGACTGTTCTATTGTGCATAGCCCCACAGAACTTACACACCCGCTCATCTTTACTTGTGTACCAGCGTTTAGCGGTTACTTGTCCTGATTGCCTCCACGCTTCCACATCGGCAAAGCCTTGGCTTCTCGTGGTCTCGCTCTCTGCTATCTTGTAGGCTCGGTCTTGTGCGGCGTACCCGAATATCTGATTTACTTTTTCTGTTAATTCATGGAGGCTGTCCCCGTTCATCATTCCCTGAGATAGAGCAGCTCGGATTTGCTTCTTGGTCTCTTCCGTAATAGTCTTTGAGGCTTTCAGTGGCTCGGTCTTCAAGAACCTCTGTATCCTGAGGCTGATTGGGTCGAATAGGATATCGTCGTTCAGATTGAGTGCTTCCAGCGCGTCTTTCCCCGTCTCCTCGATTATCATGGCGTATATCCGTTTCATAGTCGCCGCGAACTCTGATTGGTACTTCTCCCAGTCTGCCATGTCGTCCAGCATTTCCTTTTTTTGCTTCTGTGAGGCTGTAGGATACGTTTTGAGGGCGTTCCGCAGCCATTTCAACACATCTTCCCTCTGTGCGTTAAACATCGCCTTAGAGGCTCTTAGAATGAGGTTCTCGTACTGCCTCGCCTGTCGTGTGTACAAGACGGATTTCGCCTCGCCTATGGCTTCCAGCTCGTCTTCATCTTTTTTTTGGCTCTTCTCACCCTCCTCTGCTTCTTGTGGGGCTTCAGTCTCTGGTTTCACTATGTCGGTCAACATGTCAATCGGCACTTCGTTCAACGGTCGGTACAAGACTGCTCCTGCTCCATTCTCTAACGGTGGCAGTCCTCGCTTCTCTCTCACTTCATCAATGGTCAACCACTTGTTCACTCCTTGGGCGTCCTCTGCTAACTCTTGGGCTTTGTCCTCTGGGATTGGGTTCACAAAGTCTATTTCAAGTGCTGGGTCGTATTTCTCCACCAGTTCAACGTTCAATAACTCTTTCAGTCCTCTCACTCGTGGCAACACCACGCGCTTTGCCATAGTGTAGTCTTGAGCTTCAGCGTTGGCTCGGTTCACGTCTTCAGTCATTCCCACGATAGACGGAGAAGTCCTGAACATAGCGAATATCTCGTCTTTGGAGAACTTCCGTGATTCTAGGAAGTCTAGGTCTTGCTGGTTAAGAGAATACGGCACTAGCTTAGCTCCGCCCTCCAGGATAATCTGCTTAAAGGCGTTATCACTGCCTGCATGAGCTTCGTCCATTTGTTTGCTTAATCTTTGGTAGACTTCATCGGTCATGACGTCTGGTACTTCTAGTACTGCTGATGGTCGTGCTGCGTTCGCGAATAGTCCCCTGTTCCACTCTCGCATTCTATAGTCAGTGTCTAACGCCATGGCAGAGGCTTTGATGATACTGCGTCCCTGATATGGATTGTCTGGGTCAGGGTTAATGTCTCGGATAAAACAGTCCAGAGGGATATCGTGTCCCAGAAAGTTCACCACACTGTCTTCTCGGCTGTCTCCCAGTTTAAGGTTGGCTAGGTGAGACGGTACGACGTGTAAAGCATGTGGCAGCTGGTCAGAGGCAGCGTCCATGATTTCTCCGTTCCGCATTTTTAAGATATAAGCTTCACCTGTTAAGTTCATGTATTGATAGTACAAGCTCCAAAACTGTGAGCCTCTGAGCCAGCCGTTCGGTCTCTTCAGCAAGTCTAGGATTTCGTGGTCGAAGATTTCCTCACGGTCGCCGTTCTTTCGCTTACGGTACAGTTTCAATTCCACTGAGGCACACTCTTCTGATATCGCACTGTTGGCAGCAAACACCCAGCCTATGTTAGCTCTCAATTGTGAGCGTTTTGATGAGTAGTTGTTCATACGTGAGCTTCCACTAGTGAAGTCTCCAGTCAAGTATTTGTCCAGGTCAATGTGAGGTACGTCTTGGAACGCTGTCCCCCCTATTAGATTCTTGATTACTCTTCGCATTCTCATCGTTCGTTTCCCTTTTTATTTTCCCTTTATTTTCATCTCTCATTATAAATTATAAATCACAAAACTCTTATCTGGTATTCCCTTTGTTTCTCCTGCCATAACGCTAGTGCATTACTCCAGAAACTGTCTCCGTGTCCCTCTACTGATTCAAAGGCTTGTAGGTCAGAGGTTACGGCTAGGATTTGGTCGGTCTGTCTTGTGTCGTTAATAAGTTCAAGGTTACCACTTAAAACTGCTGTCTGCATTGATACTGCCATGGCGTTCTTGGACTTCATACTGAAATGTACGGGTTTCATTTCTCTTGGAATTAAGCCTTGCTCTTTGAAGCCTTCAAACTCTCCTCTGGTGTCATCATAGCGTAGTACGTCTATCTTGTATAGCTCGATGGCGTGGGTGAGATATTCCAGCTGTTTTTTGTAGTCCCAACCGTCTAGCCATTTGCTTAATAACTGTTTGTAGTGCGTCCCGTCTTTGTCTTCCCACATCTCGAATACAGAAAAATGAGCTGGGTGCGTGTGCTTTCCTATGTCATACCCTGCTACGACGTCGTGAGAACCGCTGTAAGACGCTTGATTGATTAAAGATGGGTTAATACACGTCATGAGTTCATTTCGTGTGATATAGCTGTCCTCAGAGTATGAGGGCTTGGCTCTGTATTCCTGGTTGAATGACTTCTCTCCGATTGTACGTCTGATAGCCTCCAGTTCGTCGAAAGATTTCCACTCAGGGAATAGGGCTATACGGTTAGCCTCGTCTTTCATCGCGTCTAGGATAACCACGTCAAATCTCTCTCTCAATCCCTCATCAAAGAAAAAGTCTGAGTATGTTTGAGGTGTTCCTACTACCCTGCACTTCCCGTCTTTCTTCACCATAGCGTATATCTGGAGTTTCATAACGTCATTGATTTTATGGATTACTGTTGGGGCTAGTTTGTTCTCTGGGTCTTTGAGAGGGTCGTCTATGTACACTCGGTCAGCATGAATACCGCGCTTAAATATTAACAATCCAGACGGCGTACACGTGAGGTTCGCTCCTTGACTGTTCGTGTAGTCCAAAACGCCCTCAGACAATCGTTTATTATCGGTAACAATCTTAAAAAACGGGTTGTCCATTATCATCTGCTTGATTTTTTTAAGGTGATATCTAGACATGTCCATGGAATAGCTGAAATACACCATTTCAACGTTTTGCTCTGCCGTGAATATATCGTACATGATTTCAGCGTACAATCTTGTAGATTTGAAGTGGTCGCGCGCAGTAACGTCCATTGTCCAGTCATACTGCTGCATATGGTCGCACGTATCGTCTATGAACTGCCCAGTTATGAACCGTGGAAAACTAGCGCTGAACACATTGTTCACGAACCACTTAAATCCATCTTTTACGTTTTTGCTTCTACGTCTCGCTAATTCAATCTGGGCATAAATACGTTCCAGTTCTGTGCCGTGTGTGCTATTTACTGTTTCTTGAGGCATTAGCTATCTTCTCCAGCTCTTCATCTGATAGTTCAGACAAGCTGCCAGTAAGACGTATAGTTTGGTTGGATTGGCTTGCGAACTCACTTCTAGCCTTTCTTTCAAGATACCATTTGGCCGTGTTTATGTCGCCGTCAGATATAGCTTTCATAAGCAGCTCTTTTGATTTTCTAATCAGTAATGTTTTAGCTCTGTTTATATCGTCCGTTAATTTGGGGTATTCTTTTAGCCATCTGTAATACGTATCTTTTGAAATTCCTACCTGATGACACACTTCTTCTACGTTCAATCCACGCTGGTGAGCAGCTATTATATTCGTGTGCATTTTAGGGTTGTATTTTCTTGGAGGTCCTGCTGTCATTTTCGTTTCTTCCTTTATTCTTTTTATTCTTATGGTTTATTTTGTCTATTGTTCTCTATTGATTGATTGTAGTGTAGCTCGTTCTGTGTCTGTACTAGTTTAATCAATAGGTCTTCTCTGCTGCTGTGTGCCACGTTAAAGAAATCAGCTATCATGTGCGCTTCGTTTTTATCTGGGAACACAAAAGTAAGCTTATAGTCTTTGTCTTTTTCGGTGTCTGGTGCGTCTTCGTATTCTTCAAATGAGAACTCTGATAGCATTTTCATTTCGCCTATTTCAGCGTCCGAGTACGGTAGGCTTTCATAGTCTTCATATTCTTTTATGAGCTCACTTACCAACGAAGCTTCTTGTATTCTGTCAAACGGCACTTGCTGCTGCCACCAGATTGTGTATTCTTTAGCTGTTTTGTCGTCGATTTCGCCCTCGTTGTAAACGTAAACTTCTTTATAGTTTAGTTCTTTTGCTGCTGTAAATCTCTGGTGTCCGTCTAAGATTTCATAGTCAATTCCGTTTTGAGGGTTTAGTCTTACAGCTATAAAGCCTTTTAAGCCGTTTATCTTTATAGATTTCTTTATTTTTTCGTATTCTGGAGTATCTGGTTCTTTCGGATTCCACGTGTTTACTCTTATGTTTTCAATCGGTACTTTAATAACCCTTTTAAGGTCGAACTGCTTATCTAACTTAGTTTTTAGTTTAGTTTTCATCTCTCCTCCACTTTCGTTCATTTTAGTTTAGTATTAGTTGTTTAGTAGTATTACCTCACTCCCATTGTACACCACGACTAGCCCATAATTTAGTGATATACTTCTCTAATTTTATCTGTTTGGTGATTTCCTCGTTTAAGAGCTGTGTCATCGTGTTAGGGTTTTTTGCTAATTGAGAGACGATATGACGAGGTAATGTTTGTTCACCGTTGAAGCTTCGTTGGTTGGCGAATATCAGAACAGTTTTCCAGTTAATACTGTCAACTGAATAGAATGAGTAGCGCTCTAATAGTTTTTTAGAAGTAGCTGCCAGCCCGTGTGTTTTATAATCGGCTTTCAAGATACTATACGTTCTATCCAACCAGACCATACGTCTCTTGGTACTAGAGTCGTTTGCTGGACTGATTGCGATGTAGTCAGTTTCTTTCATCATCATATGAAGATAGTCCCAGTTGTCGTCCTCGTGAAACACTGGTAAGGTCATTATGCCGTTCTGTTTGAACCATAGGAAGTTCTCCCACGATAATTGACACGCTAAGTCTGCCTCTTTCTCTGTCGGCTTGCGTCCTTTTTCGCCAGGAATGACATCTAGGTTTATAAAGTTTGCGTGCGGGAACTCTTTTTTAATTCCCTTGTAAAAATACAGCAGCTCGTCTCTGTTTACTTGATATCCACTATTCCACGTTGAAAACGCTCCAGAATCAATAATTATATTAGTGTCTGGACGAAACATCTTTAACATTTTTACAGCGTTTTCAATTTTCTGTTCAAGAGTAGCGCCTGTGGCTGACGCAAAAGATACAAGCAAGTTTTTTATTTTATCACGCAAAAAAGCTTCGCTAAGGTAGGCGTTCGAAAAGTTGTTTGTGAGATAGTATTTCACTTGTCATAATGAGGGACTTTCATTCTCTAGCTCTTTTCGTTCTACATATATACTTATTTCTATTTGTTTATACAAGCTCTTTCGCTGTTGGCTTTACTAATAAAATACTTGGTGCAGCTAATGACGATAGTGCTAGCTTCATAACCATGTTAGTGATGAACACACCCCATAACGCCTCAACAGGCAAATCGCCGTAAAATGCAATTAGAGCAAATAAAGCAGTGTCAACAGCAATTCCTACAACGTTGCTGATTAAAGCTACCCAAACTTGTTGCGTTTTTTTCCACAAATAACTGAACACTCTCGTGTCCAGAAGCTCAGAGATAATACCAGAGATGATACTTGCAACCACTAAACGACCAAAAGGCGTTAATACTGCGTCGTAAGCTTCCTGGTTAGCCCATGACGCGTCTGGTGGGATTTTTCCGACAATCCATAGGCATAGAAAAGCGAATGCTAGAATGCCGTAGGTAGTCCAGATGACACGCCGTGCAGCTTTCCTGCCGTATTTCTTTTGAATAATATCCTTGACTACAAACGTAAATGGGTAAATTAAAGTACCCGCGTCGTTTGCTAGCCCTGCTATGTTTATGATTTTAGTGCTTAAGATATTGGATAGCAGCACAAACGACGCGAATATCGACGACAATACAGACGCTGCACCGAACGTATCATTTTGATTTGAATTGATTGCTGAAAGTTTTGACATAGTGGTTTCCTTTCGTACACGAAATTTTAGTTTTACTGTCAAATCTATTCTAGCTTGTAATTACGATGTTGCAAAGTACCAAAGCCATATAGTAGCCCACAGCGTTACCAAAATCGCCAAGCTGGTGAATACCAATTTTGCGACGTAAACAGCGTTACAGAGCCTCTCACGGCGTTTTAGAGCCTGTTTTTCTTTGAGTTGCTTCTCACGAACCCAAGCTCTGGTTGATATAAAGGTGGTGGTAGTGTTTATTTCGTTCATATTGTTAGTATACATAATCGTGCTTATGTAGTCAATTATTTTGCTTGTTCAATTTTTGCTTTCTTTTTGCTTTCTCTAATTCTGAAAGCATGATTTTTTTACTCCTCATTACCAGATTATCTGTGTCTGTTCAGATTATCTGTGTCTGTTATTGTGAACGCACCGAACAAAGCGTCAATGTTATCAGTATTTAGTAACTTTTCTGAGACAATTGGATGACCAAATATCTTCCACTCTGAATACACATAGAGCCAAGCGTCTTCAATTTGACCCCACATTCTAACGTCATGTGACTGATACCACTTTAAGAATATGATATTAACGTCTCTGCCTCGTTTGCGTATGTAGTCTGCCACCCCGCTTAGCACAGATTGGCTGAGATTATTACTGTCTGAACTGTCCACCCACCTAAAGCCAATCTCTGGCGTTCCTCTTTTGAACTGTGGATTGTCCTTGTAGAAACTCTCCCAGTACCTGCGGAATATCTTGTAGTTTGAACACACAACTAAATTAGTCATCGGCTTTTTCACGAAGCACCCTCTCTATTCCTTTTACTTTTGCTTTGTAGTATTCAATCTTTTCTAAAAGCTCATATGTGTATATTTTCTCCGTCGATTTGGAGCGTCGGTCTAGCTCTTGTAGCTTTGAGTAACCGTAGGTTTTAATCATAAATAAAGCGTATGAGGTGTAGTTTCCTTTAAGGAAAATATTACAACGTTTGCAATTATGATGAGCTAATCCATCTGCTATAAATGTGCCTGTGGACGTTTGCACTGCGTAAACTCTCCTAGGCTCAACTTTTTTGATTGACTTTACTCGCATAACAGGTGCTTTTTCATAACTCAGAATATCGTATGTAGATTGAGCTTGCCGCATATGCTTTATGTATTCCCACTTACCGTTCGCAACCACTCTATGGTCGCCTGTGGCATAAAACTTGTCGCCATTTTCCATTTCAACCTCGTAAAGCTCACTAGGCATAAAGCTATCGACATTTTCAACAACCGCAACTTCAGGCTCAAAAGTGTCTTTGTCAAAAGCCCATAGTTTATCTCCGATTTTAATGTCCGCTATGCTCTTATTCGTGCCGTCAAACATTCTAAGTCTACTGTCCTCTGTCAGGCACTGCGGGTGTACATTATCTTCGCTCCACCTTGTCGCATACTTCCCTCGTGAGATGTAGTGTCCAGCGTCCATCTTAGTAATATCTTGAACTACTCCACAGGTACAGCATTTGTTCAATATTCTGCCGTCAGGGGTGATTTTCGCACCCCTGAGCCTTACCCACTTTGAGAAGATTGAATCTAGTCGTTTGACGACCTCTCCTCTAGTCATTTTCTTGTTAGTCTTCATAGTTCTCCTTGATGAACTTCCGTGCCTGTCTGAAAGTTCTAAATCTACCCAGGATTTCCACGCCACCGTCCACTCTTGCAAGCTCGATGTTTGATTTTCTCCTTTTGGCTACATCTGCAAACAGCTTTTTAATCCTCTTAGCTTCTCCTGTCGTAATGTGCCGCTTCATTTCATCAAAGTGCAGTGGTATTGCCAAGTCCACGATAGAGAACAGCGCGCCGTTCGCTGCCCATACTTCTTGTCGATTTGGGTCTCCAGCTCTCAATCTTTTCATTTACTCGCTCCCCAGCATGCAACCTAGCATAGCTTCGTTACTTTCTTCTTCAAATATTCTTTTGCTCAGCCTTTTTTCGAGGTTGTCCATATCTTTATCTATCTGCTCTGTATATTCTAACCTACTGCCAATTACTACATTAAACTCATTGTTATACTCTTGGTTCGTCATATTCTTTACCTTTGTGTTATTCCAGAATTGTCTTGGCGAGCCGTAGCCACCAACGAGCGTTTTAGAGTTTTCGCCGAACTTGAACTGGCAGCGTCTGAAGAAATCAGAGTGCGTAGCGATTGCTATGTCATTGATATTAAAGATTTCGTCAAACTTCTTGACAGTTATCTCACAGTGCCAGTTGTCATTCGTGAACATGATAGTAACCGCACACCTCACCTGGTTTGCCTCCAACCAGTCTACAAGGCGTTTCACCCGTTTTGACCTATGATTGATTAGCTTGTAACTCACCCCGCAGCTTATCATCGCAGGGATTAGAATATTTACACGCTTGGAACGTGGATTTCCGTTGTACATGCTTCCGAAAGTTTCTGGTATTCCCTCAACGTATCTTCCCATGTCGATGAAGTCGCCAGTAACGTCATAATCTACGCTCATTCCAGCACTATCACCGCCTAAAATCCTCTCGTCTTTTTGCATGAAGTCTGCGACTTTAGAAGGATTATTCTTGAACGTGTCCATCGCTTCTTCATAGGTTTTGAACATTTGAAAATCACCGTCGCCTTTGTTTTGCGAAGAGTCATATCTGCCGCGCCCATTCTTCAACTGGTTAGATATCACATCTAGGAATATGTCTATTCCCTCAAACTTTCCGCAAAGCTCTCCCTCATCAAAATATGTCAATTTGGTTTTGGTTTTACTTTCGGAATACTCTCCGTAGACAAAGCCATCGCCCTTGACTGTGTTTTCTAATGTAGTGTAGTCTATCAAATCCATCTAGACCTCCTACCAGATTATCTCAGCTTCTTCTGCCTCGGCTGTCTCGTGAGCTTTCTCAGTTTCGGAAGTTTCGTCCCATTTTTTCTTAGCCATGTCGCGGTAGCGAGACTTCTTGTCGCTCGGCAAGTTTTCCACAATCACAGCGTTAAGGACAGTCTCAAAATCAAGCCCGATATTTAGTAAAGAGCAGCCTTTAGTAGTGGCGCGTGGCGTTACTAACGCTCGGATACCGTCATTCTCAATAGTCTTTCTCAGCTCTCGCACCACCTTGAGCCAGTTCTTGCCAGTGTCTCCGTAGGCTTCTGCCATTTTGTCTTCCAGCTTCTCGTCAATGTCCCAAACCAAGACGGCAAAGCGGTCAAGTGTCGCAGCGTCAAGTTGGTTACGACCAACGTACATACGGTTAGCGCCGTTCCCAAACGTGTTAGCAGAGGCGATAAAGACAAAGTCTTTGTGTTGTTCCACCATTTTGTCTGGAAAGGCACAGAAGCCGTTAGACAGCGCCGCATTGACTTGGATAAGAACGTTAGCGTTGCCAGCGTCGATTTCGTCCATTAAGAACACTCCGCCCTCCTCATAAGCTTTTCGGAAGAGCGTCGGAACGTAACCACCCGAAGCGTGCATGTAGCCAATTATGTCTGATTTTGAGGTTTGAGCGCCTACAGACATTGTGTAGTGGCTTAATCCCAGTGCCTCAGCGACTTGAGCGGCAGCGTGCGTCTTCCCTGAACCTGCCATTCCGACTAACAGCACGGGGATTTTCTGTGAAGCCATCACAATAAGATTATCTAAAGCTTTGTGGCGTAGACCTTTAACGTCATGTAGCTTGCCGTCGTACTCGACTTTCATCGGCAGGTTTTCTTTGATAGATTTCTCAGCGTTTTTTACCAGTTTTTTCAGCTCTGGTATTTCGCTTGATATTTTACTATCGATTTTGTCTGAAACTGTTTTATCAATTTCGTTTAAGAGGGTATTTAACCCAGAGAAGTTTGCCATATTTCCTATGTATCTCCAATTTAATTTAATAAGGAAAGGTGCGACCGTTTGCAAGACGGCAGTTTTGCAGAGTTCTTTAACAGAACTTAACGACATCTTTATTTGAAGACACCACTCTAACGATTGCGTCTGTCAAAACTACAGCGATACCTCGCGACGACTCTTCCTCAAGCAGCTCTT